CTTCAACTCCTGGAAGAACATTGACGATCCGATCTTCAATTGCGCTTTTTATAGCATTCTCGGTAATCATTTTTTAAATTTTTAGCCTGGTTATTATAGCCGTGAATCCGCCCAAAAAGCCGGTAATGGCTGAAACCGTAACATTTTTAATGATTTTCCTTACTTTTTGATTTTCAAGCCGTTCCAAGCGCCTTTCTATCAAAGCGAATTTGTCGTCTAAATATTTTTCTAAATATTTTTGCTGAGCCTGAAATAACCCCTCCAATCGGCCAAAGTCTCTATCTTCGGTCATATTGCGTACCACCCTATAACTGGTTTTTCTTTATTGCTTGTGATGTAATCAGCTACCCGATTCCTTGCCCGCTCAAGCCATTGATTTTGAAGTTTCTCAAGATCACCCGGAGAATGGAAAAGGAAATCCATTTCTCCTAACTCTTTCTGCAGGGAAGTAACCCCCTGGGTGTAAAAAGTATTAAGGACAGGAAGAAGGTAGGCCATACAGATACAGCATTCAGCTTCTTTGCAACTTTCAGCCTTCTCTCCAGTAGCATCCGAATAATCACCAATCCAGCGGGTAAGCTCCCTTTCGGCAGCATTAAGATGTGGTTGGATGTCAGGATCCGGCAACTTGGTACTATCCGGTAACCTCCCAAACTGCCGGACATCATTAATCGTTGCAAAAGGCATTTATTTTTTCTCTCTTATCTTTTTCAAATAAACGTAAAATATCTATCAATTTTCTTAATTGTTGCATAAAATGGTAATTCGTTTTTATACATTTCGATCTGTTCAATAAGCACTGCCGAACCAGTGAAAAGTACGTGTTTCTCATCATCGATCATGAACTGTAGTGTGAGACAAGGTGCCTGAGAATACTTGCTCGCACTGAGACGATAATTCAAAACCAAGATCTCACGATTCAATACATCGTTGATCCTGCATTTGGACCCCTCCAAAGGTTGGTGATCTTTTGCAAAATCACTGAACCGCTTTTTAACTTCATGCACAGCTTAATATCTCCTGCAGCTCGTCTAATCGTAGGCTCTTTCTCAAATTGTAAGTATTAACCCATTTCAACCAACCCATAGTAGATGCTAAAGATGATCTAAATTGGTCTACCGTTATTCGACCTTTAGCTAACAATTCGGGAAGCCTTTTCAGCCTACGCCGAATTCTTTTGGCTGTAGATTTCCTCACCAAGATATATTTAGGGAAATGCCGATATCCCAAGAAATCAACGCCTCTCGATACCGGAAACAGATCACATTTGCTCAATTCCAGTTTAAGTTTTGAATGCAGAAACCTCCTAATCTTATCAGACATCTTATTAAGCCAGCCTTTATCATTATGAAAAAGGCAAAAATCATCGCAATATCGGATGTAGTATTTCACCTTCTGTTCATGCTTGAGGAACTGGTCCAACTCATTTAAATAGAGATTTCCAAACCATTGGCTCGTATAATTGCCTATCGGCACATTTTTGCCGCCCGGAAACGAATAAATAATATCCTTGATCAACCAAAGAGTATCCCGACATTTAATCTTTTTCTGAACGATCTCATACAAAATATCATGGTCCACAGAAGGATAAAATTTAGAGATATCCATCTTTAGGCAATATTTATTTTTGCGAACAAACTCCATTGTGCGTCGGCTTCCCGCATGAATGCCTTTATTTTTCCTGCATGCATAAGAATCACGGATAAACATAGCATCCCAAATAGGCTCAACCATATTCATCAAGGCATGTTGCACAATCCTGTCAGGATTGAACGGTAATTTATAGATAACACGTTTCTTTGGTTCATAAATAATCTCCTCTTTGTATTTCGATGTCATGAATGTCTTGCTTATCAATAAATTTTGAATAGCGAAAAGATTCTCATCGAAATTCCTGTCGAATCGTTTGATGGTGTCCTGCCAGGACTTCCCTTTCCGTGCCAATTTGTAGGCATAATAGATGTTGTCTATATCAATGATTCTTTTCCAAAGCCTACCGTGTCGTCTCATAGTTTTTTTGATGAGGGTAGCTTTCGCAATTTACTACTAACTACCCAACATCCTCCGTTTTGTGTTTTGCTAAGCTATTGCTTAACAAGGCTGATAGATCCAGCCAGGAGTTAAGCTCCTTAAATCCTGGATCCGACTGCCTGCGACTGCCGATATTCGAATTCGTATTCCAGCGATAGTTATTCGCATTACGAGACCGGGAACCGCAATGCGTCCCATTATTCCAGTTGCTGCCTGCCAGAAGCACCGCACGCAATGACCTATCAGCCTGAAAGTATTATATATTATAAGCGTGATATGTTAGAGCGGCTCCGACCGCCCGCGACCGCCGATAGCCGAAGCCGTATGCCAGCGATAGTTACTCGCACGACGAGACCGGGAACCGCAATGCGTCCCATCAAACCAGCCGCCGCCCGCCCGAAGCTTGATATCACCGTATGAACCCTGCCTATATAGCGAGCCCTTTCCGCCAGGAAGGTTGTACCAACTCCATGAAGGTGTAGGATCTGTGGCATTGCCTGTTATAGTTTCATCAGCCTCTGACCCCAGAACAGCGTTGGGTGTACTTTCCGCCTGATTCTTGTATATTGCCGACCCTGTTGCTGTTGCCTTATGCGTAATTGTCTGAGTATGCGTATGGCTCTGCTCATCGAGCCTATAACTTTGGTCCCTAAGCCATTGCCAACTTGCACCACAACAGTCCTCACAACCAATATTGGAAATCATCCTTCGGCCTGCAGTGTCGCTATGCCCGCCGGTGGTCACTGGATCAGCAGAACCAGAGATGTTGGTCTTTTCATTACTGCCACGAGCTAATGATTGAAACTCTAAGTCGTCTTCCATTATCATCCCGACTTTTATCAGCCTGTCGACATAATCCATCCAGTTAATGGAATCAAGAATAGTGGCACCATACACACTTTGCACTCCGCCAGCGCCATCGTCAGAGCCCAGGTATATCATTTCCCAGCCGTTGGTCCCGTCGTCCCAGACCAGGCCAGCATTGCTCATATTTTTATTGCGGGCACGATGTTTAAGGTCCCAGATCGAAGCAGGCAATATATCACCGGCATAATAATTGGCCAAATCGTGTTCTCTACACGTCCAAGTCACAGTGCCATCAACCACGGTATCTCCTGGTGTGGTAGGCCATGTTGGTTCAGAGGTTCCCGAAGTCCCCGCCACAGTGACCTCATACCAGTATCCATTATCGATCGTAGGGGCTCGGAAGTCTCCCTTGCTATATGCAGTCGATGCAGCCCAGTCCGGGGGATCGGCATCTGCGCAGAGGGTATGAAAGCCACCGGTTTTGCGGGAATTCGTTGTATCAAAACCAGACGGATAGGTGCTGTTCAATGAAATCTTGAATACTAGATTTCCATTATTGTCACATGCATACACATAATAATCTTTGCCAGCTTCTACAGTGCCAGTATCCAGATCTGTGGCGGTGCTGACATTAGTATCAGTGTCAATCAGAAACCAATTGTCACCGATTCGGAGAGGAATCGAGTTTGATCCTTTCACTACAACCTTATCATGATCAGTAGAATGCGGCTTAAGGATTCTCTCCCGTTTATTTAGATAGAAATTTGCAAGCACTGTCCCAGCGATAACATTATCGCTAACATCTTTGGTTACCCTTCGATTTGCCATTAGACTTCACCTCCATTTTCAGTGATTAAATCTGCCACTTCCTGACGGCTCGAAAACCCCTTCACCTTCCACAAAGGCATGGGATTCTCGATTTTTTCTGTCACCAGATTTCCCTCTTCTTCAGACCCAGAAACAACCCGGATAACAGTATCATCCTGGGCCTCGTAAATTTTTTTTAGATTCTCAAGAGCCTGCTCTTTAAATTCCTTATATGATAGGAGATTTAGAAAATCCTGTTTAGTTGCTATATGTTTGGGGTATCCTTTCATAATGCCTCCTTATGTAAAGATTTTATTGGATAGACGGATAGACTTTTGCATAATAAGCCGTGCTGTTAACCATTATTTTTAGTATTCTCGGCGTTCCTGAGAGCGTGGGATTTAGATAGCCGGTACAGATTAATGTACGGCCATTAACACTATAATTCTGGCTATCTGGCGTAGGATATGTCATCAAATAATACGGAAGATTTTTTGTGCGAATCATAACTGCTGTAGGGTCGTCTGAAAGGTTAGCATTTTCGAGAGTACAGAGACCGTCTAATACTGGGTCTTGTGTGGGATTAAGCATTGCGGAAATTTCAGGGTAGAATTTACTGTATAAATACCTTCCACCATCAGCAAATCTGGCCAAAACAGGCGTTCCAGATAGCGTAGCATCATCGTAGGTAAATGCTCGCCAACCGAGATCCAATACTTCCAACATTAAGCTTTTTGGAAAACTTAAAAGCTGTAGCCGTGACATATAATTTCTCCCTTTTTCTCAGTTAAGTGCCCAAAAGCAAACACCATTGCCGCTAATATCCGCATCGATATAGATAGGCTCTTTAGCGTTGTTGACATCAAGAGCAATATTTTCCCCCGGGCCAATAAAACCTGCATTATTGTTTACGTCCGATTTCCCTATGTAGATATTACCGCTATTCCCACTCTTCGCTTTAATCACTATGCTCTTAGTCTCCGTAGTGGTATCTATCAATATTTGAGCAGTTCCAGCGGTAGTTACATCCTTTTGGCCGGAGGCAATTAGCTTCATATTGATTAAAAGGTTTAAAACTTCCTGAGCTGTAAGCATTTACTCACTCCTTTATTTGTTATCCTCTTTTTCTTTCTTTTTATTTTCACTCTTAGGAGGTACTATCTTTTTAACCGCAACCAAAGCTTCAAGTCGTTTTGCCACGCTTATTTTTATATCCACAACCTCACCAGGGTAGAACCATCTCCCCTCATATTTTACTGATTTTAAAATTTTCACCTTCATTAACTATTCCCTCCTTATACTATTACATCCGCATATACAATAGCCTCAGGCTGCCAGGGTACCGGGAGGGGTCGGGATTCAGCCAATATCCAGAGATTGGAAGGATCTTTTTCTATCCAAGACTTAGCAAAGTATTCACTCACTACTTGGGCGTTAGCTTCAAGATCAAGAATTAAGCCATACTCGATAGAAAAACGTGCGCCAGTAGCTACCAGGATGAACTTGTTATCATCGATGAAGTTCTGGTCATTACCGGAAAGGTCAGTATATTCCGTTCCGTAGCGATAGAGGTCGATACCGTTCAGATTGCCGATATAATTAGAGGTTGCTTTCCAGCCCACCTTTCCCGCTTCCACGCGCCGGTTATCGAGAAGTTTTGCCACCTGCTCATTGTCCCTTATGGCTTTTACAACATTCTTTCCGCAAACAGCCAGGTCAGGGCCAACACCGATTGCATTGATGATAAGGTTAGCCCATTCATCAATATCATCCATTATTTTACCACCAGTCTGATTCCATCCATTGGGATCAGCAAGCGTTGGCTTATGTGTAGCAGGTAGCTGATAGTTTACCTGAAAGGATACATTTTCCTGGTCTACGGTTAAGGTTCCGGTAAGGGCCTGAGCACACATCCACTCAGTAGTATTTACAATTCGATTTTTCAAGTCCGCAAGCTCCTGTCCGACTTTCTTTTTCCGATAGGCAGAAATATCCCCAGAAGAAGCATAGAAGCCAGATCCGGGGGTCCGGGTGGTGAAAAGTTCCTGGGCTGAAAAAGCTTTCTTGATTCTGATTCTCGGAGCCTTAATTGAACGCATCTCGCGGCCCAGCTTATCGACTACAATACCTCCCTCGACCGGAGAAACAAATGGAGCTATATTTCTGCCACCGACCTGAACGTCAACGTCAATGGTCTCTGAAGCATTAGTATTCGACTTTTTGAAAACCAGGTCCTGTAAAAGCCGGGCGGGTTTTTTGATCTGGTTGATGGTAGCAGTCATTGCCCGCCATTTAAATTCATCAAAATTCAATAGACTCATCTTTTATTCCCTCCTTATTGTTGTTATTTTACATATATCCCATGATTAAGCAGATCTAATATGCCCGCATCCTTGTCATTTTCCTCATCCAGCCAAGAAAGGCCCTCCTCCTTAAATTCTCCATGGACATAGGCATTACATTTAACATCCTCAGTAGCATCAGCATCCTCAGCTAAAATAGCAACTGCGGTTTCGGTTCCATCGTTAGCATCATTGTCATATTGACCATATTTCTCGCTTGCGGTGATTCTTCCCAGAACATGACCCCGCTTCAAATTGCCTTCTCCGCTTGCAAGAGTTATAGGGATCATTACTGGAGGATGATTCCCCCCGATAAGATTATCTTGAGTTTCCTGGGTTATACTTACACCATAATTTTCAGCCATAGTCTAAGCCCTCCTGTATTATTGTTCTTCATTAACCATTTTGGCAATTTCAGCCCCCAGTTTTTCTAAGTCCTGATCCTTCTTAACCGGAT